GTTTGTAGAACACGAGAAGCAGTTAATCCACTTACTGTTACTGCTGTACTAGTTAATGCCCCAGTATTAGCTGTACCGCGTATATCTAAAGAATGAGTTGTTGTGCCTGTAGGATCACCAACAATAATACTTTTTCCGGACCCAGAGGCTGTTTGTATTATAACATTTGCAGGATTACCAATACTAATACTATTACTTAAGGGGAGTGTATTAGCAGCAACTCCTAATCCAGTTGTAACTACTGTTTGTAATGTTGAAGTAATATTTCCTGTAACAGCTAAATCGTCAACTAAAGTAACAGCACCATCAGAAGCTACGGTTACTGCGTCAGTTTTAGAGGCTACACCTATTGTTCCACCATCTTTAATCTTAATATCGTCTACAAACGCAACAATACCAGAAGAATCAATAGTCATAGCTGTAGGAGCTGAAGCGCTGCCTATAGTACCATCGTCTTTAACAACGATATCATCTACAAATGTAACAATACCTGTTGAGGCAATTGTAATAGCACCAGTTGATGATGCTACACCAATAGTACCGCCATCTTTAATAAGAATATCGTCTTTAAAAGTTACTATACCAGCACTTGAAACCGTCATTGCGTCAGCAGCAGATGCTACGCCAATAGTACCACCGTCTTTAATTTTAATATCATCTACAAACGCAACAATACCTGCTGAGTCAATAGTCATAGCTGTAGGAGCTGAAGCGCTACCTATTGTTCCATCGTCTTTAACTTTAATATCGTCTACAAACGCAACAATACCAGAAGAATCAATAGTCATAGCTGTAGGAGCTGAAGCGCTACCTATAGTACCATCGTCTTTAACTTTAATATCGTCTACAAATGCTACAATACCTGCTGAATCAATAGTCATAGCTGTAGGAGCTGAAGCGCTACCTATCGTTCCATCGTCTTTAACTTTAATATCGTCTTTAAAAGTTACTATACCTGCTGAGTCAATTTGCATTGCATCTGTTGCACCAGCAGATCCAATATTTCCATCATTGGGAACTAAAACTCCTGCATCTCCTGATAACGTAATAGAAGTTGCTTCTAAAAGACCTACATTAAGATTAGCGGCACTTGTTGGTGTAATAGAGGTATCACTATATTCATTTCTTGATTCAGACATATAAAATGAGTTTTCTGAAGCATCATACCATATAACTGCGTTACCTTCTGTACCTCGCGTATAAAATACACCAGTATCAGCAGTTTTAGCGCCACCATTAGCTAAAGCTATAAATTGATCTCTTACAACAATATTAGTAGTATTAGCAGTAATAGTTTCACCATGAACTTGTAAATTACCAGTTACAGTCATATCATCTGCTATAGTAACAAAACCATCAGAAGCTATTGTTACAGCACCCGGAGTAGTTGCCGAACCAATAGTTCCACCATCTTTAATCTTAATGTCGTCTTTAAAAGTAACTACACCATCAGAAGCTAGAGTTATTGCATCTATAGTTGTTGCACTACCTATTGTACCACCATCTTTAATTTTAATATCGTCTACAAACGCGACAATACCAGAGGAGTCAATAGTCATAGCTGTAGGAGCTGAAGCACTACCTATAGTACCATCGTCTTTAACTTTAATATCGTCTTTAAATGTAACAATACCTGCTGAATCAATTTGCATAGCGTCTGTAGCACCAGCAGATCCTATATTACCATCATTAGGTACTTGTACTCCACCATCATCTGATAATACAATTGTAGTTGCAGTTAAAGCTCCAGTATTAGCCGTACCGTGTACATCTAAACTATGTGATGTAGTAGCAGTAGAATCTCCAATTATAACGTTTCCGCCTTTTTGAGATACTGCCCTAACTATAACATTAGCAGGATTTCCAAAACTTGCAGTATCAATAGCTGGTGCAGTATTTTCTGCTACAGCAAGACCTAAAGTTACTACAGTATTTCCTGTTACAGCTAAATCATCAACTAAAGTAATAGCTCCATCAGAAGCTAATGTTACTGCATCAACTTTAGATGTTACACCAATTGTGCCTCCATCTTTTATTATAATATCGTCTTTAAAAGTAACTATACCAGCAGCAGAAATTGTTATTGCGTCAGTGGTAGAAGTAGAACCTATTGTTCCACCATCACTAACTGTCATTGCTGAAAGAGAAAAGGACGTTGCAGTTAACGCACCTACATTAGCTGCACCACGTACATCTAAACTATAAGGCGACGTAGCAGTAGGATCACCAATAATTACATTACCGCTTTTATCACTAACAGCTCTAATTACGACATTAGCTGGAGCACCTAAGCTAATTGTATTAAGGGCTGGTGCTGTATTTCCTGCAAGTCCTACATTTCCTGTAATAACTAAATCATCGTCTACATTAACTTGTCCAGTAATATGGCCAGTACCTACAACGTGAAGATTAGCATCAGGAGATGCTGTTCCAACGCCCATCTGCATAGTTTTCTTAATTGCTAAATATGTATCTTCAGCTGAACTTATATCTGCTTCTTTAAAATTAATTCTAAATGAGCCATCAGACTCTTCTAATCCGCCAAACCAATTTGTATCTGTTCCAAAACTATTTCTATATTCAATTTTAACGTCGCCACCATTATGTGTATTAATAAGTCTGATTACCTCATTTTCGCCCGTTTCAATAGTAAGAGGACGAGAGGGTGCTGCTCCAATACCAATCTGAGTTGCTCTAAAAGTTCCGGTATTAGCTGTACCATGAACATCTAATTTATAAGGACTAAGTGTATTTGGTACACCAATATAAACATTACCACCAAGTCCTGCTTGATAATTTAAAATTACGTTTGCTGGAGTACCTAAACTAACAGTACCAGCAATAGGCTGAGTATTATTTATACCTAAAGAAGTTATACTTTTATCAAAGAAATATTTACCTGAACCTATATTAAGATCAGTTGTTGCGTCTGTTATTGCAGCTACGTTATCTTGAACTACATCTACATTTGCTGTAAGAGCTGTTACGTTATTTTGAACAATATTTATATTAGCAGCTATAGGCCCTCCAGTTATAACATTAGCTGCTAATTTATCCGCAGTTATAGCTCCTGTAGCAATTGTCCTTTCTGATATACTACTATTGGCTAAACCATCAGTAGCAATAGCGCCAGTTCCAACTACAGTTTGAGTAATACGTGTAAGTGCCATATTATTCCCTTCTTTTAGAGACGATTAATTAGGGTTTTATTTCTCTTCTACTATCTCATTAGCAGCATCTTCTTCTTCTAATTCATCAAAAAATTCAGCAAGAAAATCTTTTTGCTCTAGAGGCTCATCCTCTTCTTCAAAAAATTGCTTAATGAAATCTTCAACTTGTTCATCAACAGATGGTGGTTTTAATAGTTCATCCCACATTTCATCAATACAAGCTTTTTTTACTGTTTCAATACAAAAAGTAATTTCATCCTCTGTTAATGTTACAAGAGTATTATTTATATCCCTTTTTTCAGAAACAACAAAATCACCTCGTTGTTCATAATAAATATTAGTTGTTGTACCTGATACTAATCTAGGAATATCTGGTACTTCTGCCCCAATTTTTTCAAGTGGAAAAGATCTAGACTTTAATTCACCTTTTCCTTCCTCAGTAACTTCTCTATATTGACAGAAAACACTGTCCGCTGTCAATTCATCAATTTCAAATTTTATAAACTCCATTTTAGTTTCCCCTCTATGTTTTAATAATATATCTAAGAACTACTGAAGGCACAGTAGCTGTGTGTGTATGTCCAGACCCTGTAACAGATCCTGATTGTGCTACATTAACTGTAGACGAATCTTTTGCTGATTGTGCGACCGACTGCGCTGCTAATGTTAAAGCAGCTGTACCGGAATCAGTAGTTAATTTATTAGAAGCAGACATTGAACCATTTGTTTGCCCTAAGGTTGAATTATTAGTTCCCTTACCTAATGGAAATCTATCCCTAAGATCTGGTAATATAAAATTACCACTTCCAGGGTCGCTTCCATATAAATGCGCTTCGCCAAAAGCAAGCCATAATGCTGCATAAGTTGATTGACTTACTGTTGCTCCATTACACTCTAACCAACCATCAGGTAAAGCAGCTCCTGCCCAAATAAGTATTGATCCAGGTGGGCAAATAGGACCAAGATCATTACTACCTGTTGTACTAGCAGTTGCACCAAATGTAGATTGTAATACTAAGTTAGCTCCTATAGGAGCTAAGTTACGTGATTTATCTGTTATACGAAGTCCTGCTTTTACTCCTGATCCTCCTCCAGTACCTGCTCCATAATATACAATAGCAGCATTATGTACTGAATTTTGAGAATTGAATCCTAATGCAATATTACCTGTTCTTCCTGAACTAGCACCAGAACCAGCAAAACTATTTAATGCTAATGTTACTTTGGGATCAGAACCATCAGCTACTGCAAACTCCCATGCAACATTCATACGATCTGGAGTTATACCATGATTTCCGCCACCTGTTCCAAATCCTATCATTACGTTAGTTACAGAGTTATTAGTTGGAGGTATACCAGGATCAATAAACTTACCTGCCCCTGCAGTATCAGATTTAGCAATATATAAACGAGCATTAGAAGAATCAAATACTGTTACCATTTCACCTACTTCATATGTCGCAGAATTTGATACCATTTGAGCATATGATGCTTCTGCTCTAGTTATTCCATACCTTGTAAACTTAGTACCCGTAAGAGGATGGTCAGAAGATTTTGTAAATAAAGAAGATCTTTCATCATGCACATATAAAGCTGAAGTGGAACTATTAGCAAGATGAAATAATGTACCATCAGGCGGGGCAATTGCGGCACCATCTACTACATAATTTTCTCGTCCGATACTAGGAGCAACATTACTACTAAAATTAGCTAATAAAGATCTATAAGACCTGTTTTGTTGTAGTCTTGCAGTAGCAATTGCTACAGTACTAACAGGTTCCACATAAGTATTTTGGTCGGTTTTTGCCATTATTAAGCTCCTTCTGCCCTAATTTGTATCGAAACATAATCACCTGATGGGGCAGCACTGCCATCTGGTTTAAATAATCTTAAAGTACCCTGAGTAGCACTTAGTGAATTCCATACCCATGAGAAAACATTAGTAGTTGAAGTTGTCACATCCACAACATTTATAGTAGTATAAGGTGTTGATCTATAATTCTTAGCTGACCAATCCACTACTGCAGGTACTGTAGTATAATCTATTGTTGTTTCAAATATTTGTTTTGGTCTACTTATTGTATAATTAAATTTATCTAATGTAAAGTCATTTTCATCAGGACGACTATTAATTACATTTAATTTCATCTGTATCCATCTGAATTGTCTTGTACCCGGCTCAAAAGATGACCAACCATTAGATGTTGCATTATCATGTAATGCAAGATAGTTCACATTACCATTACTTCCAGAAGTACCGGTTGCAGTATTTTGTAACCAAATATTAGCAGCTGAAGAAGTACGAATTTCTGTAGTAGTAGTAACTGCACCAGGAGTACCTTCGTAACTAGTTGCATCAGCCTCAACATCATCATAACTCTTTAAGTCAACTATATGAAATTTACTACCTGTAACAGTACCAACATTTGCAAGAAGATTAGAACCTACAGCTATACCATTAGCATGAAAAGCATTACCAAGCATAATTACATCATCAGTCTTTACTTCTGCTATATATGAATAGGAATTAGAATTAGCATAATCACCTTGATCAACAACAGCTCCTCCTGTGTATGTATCATATCCACTTGATGTATCTAACGCAGTAGTTAAATTTTTATCTGTATAAATAGCTAAAGTTATATTAGTTAAACGTTTTGCATACAACTCTTTATCATTAATTTGTGTCATACCTTCTGCATCATGTATAATAAAACGTGCTCCTGGCGCACTAGTGTTACTTATACAATGTGTATTTCCATTATCTTCTGCATTAGAAAGATAGTGTGTAGTAATTACAGCGGGACTTGCTTTTGTAATGCTCTTTACAGTTATTACATTTCCACTATACTGTCCTTCATTCCATACAGCTAATATATTTGCACTGTTAGTTACATTTGCATTTGTATAATCACCATAATCTACTAATGTTGTATTATTTGGGTCATATGTAGTATCATAAGTATCTCTAAGAGTAATACCTATACCTGTTGCTTTAATATACATAGCAGTTGTATAAGGACTTGAAAGAGCTTCTGTTGTATCTTCAAATATTGATGTTTTAAAAGAAGCATAATTTAATTTTGGAACCTGTGTATACTGATGATCTGATTCAATATGATAAAAATCACTAGATCCCATATCTCTAAATTTAGTTACATAATATGCGTCAGTTGCTGCATCTAAGTCTGTTGTTGAAGATGCTGCACTAAATCCATCACTAGTACCACCTGCATTATCAGCAGATAAACTTACTAAACCACCAAACTCTGAACCTCCTCCTGCATACACATTACCTCCTGTCCGACTTTTGGTAAATGATGGAAAATTAGTTTCACCTTGATTTGTATTAGTAATACCAGCATAATTAGTTCCAGGGCTATCTTCACTAAAAGCAGCTACAACAACATCAGTTACTTGTCTAGAAGTAGTAAGAGTATATCCAAGTACAGATGAAGAAAAGTTTCCACTTGTATCACGAGTTTTAACGAAATATGTGTACTCTCCATAACTATCAATAGGAACAGATTTTCTGTTAATATTATCAGAAACAGTAACTAAAGAACTTGCTAATATCCAATTTGATTCAGTAATTGTTTGAGAACCTGACATTCTTTTAACAACAATATCCTGTAAATCAAGTTCTCTAGGAGTAGGTAATGTCCAAGTTATAGTTATCTGGTCAGTACTCTGTCCAACACTAAAAGTACTAACATTAGCAGGAGGAGCAGTTTTACCTTGAAGTACATGACTAGTCTCAGCCGTTATACCTCTTATTTCTTTATTTAATGGAGTAATTCTTACAACTAAAGTATTTTTTCCAGCAGCACTTCCACGATTAACATTAGTAATAGAGAAACGAATTTTACCATCCGTATCTATACCAGCAGCAGATACTTTAACAGTATTAAAGGAAGATAATTCAGAGGCCTCACCTGTTAATTTATAAGATACTTCATAATCAGTTACTTCTTCATTTTCAAGATGATTAAAAGCTACAGTAGCTCTTATTGAAACACCTTTATTAGTATCAATAAATAATTCTTCAGATATTTCAATACCTGTTACTTTGCTTATTGGAATATCTTCAACTATTATTGTTTTAACATTAAAAGGACTAGTTCTACCTTGTGTATTTTTATTACGAGCTTTTACAGATATAGGACCAATACGTACACTTGGAAGTACTCTATCTTGTGTAAGAAATACTTGATCATAAGGACTTCCTAATCCAAGAGTGTATACTCCATTATTTGCTAAATTATGACTTCCTGGATAAGTATATTTATCATAATCTAAAGTAAAAGTATTTGCAGTAATATTTACATTACCAACAGAACCTGTAATATCGGGAGATATATTAACAAAAGTAGTTCCGCCAACATTAGCTTTTGGTGGATCTCCTCTTAATGTGATAGTATATATACTATTTGCAGTTAAAGCAGGATCATATAAGAAAAGATTAGAACTACTTGCAAATGCCTGGGTATTATCGTAACTTGTTGCAAGCACAGAAAAAACATTTCCTGATAAAAATTGAACATTATCGCCAACTTCAATAGTTGGAACAGTATAATGGTCTATAACAACACGAATTTGTGAATGTGATGCCGATAAATCTAAAAATTCTACATTAGCAGGAGTACTACTTGTATGTAAATTAAAAGCATCGCTACTTATCTGTGTACCATCTACAAATGCTTTTATAAAACCTTTGTGTCTAGGAACAATTTCTAAAGGTTGTATATGAGAAGTAAGACCAGCACTAGAGTCTGCAACTGGTGCTTGAAGAGTGATAGTATTACTTTTAGTATAAGTAATTTCTGTTCCAGTTACATAAAAATTATTATTAGCATAATTATCTGCAACTAATAATTGATTAAAAGATACATAAAAAGGAGGAGCTGGAATTGCAGAAAATAGTTTAGTTCCATCATCAGAGCTTGAATTTCTAATTATTACATTATCTTGTTTACAATAGTAACCTGCTGTTGCCATTTTACCATTTGCATTATGGGATAAAACTTGTGCTGAATATTGTTCAGTTCTAGGATTATGCCCAACAAAACCATAAGCAGTACCAGTATTAGCTTTTTCGTTAGTTGGAAATGATATAAAGTCATCACCTTTTAATGGAAAAATACCTGCATCATTTACATCAAGAAAATGTTTATGCCAATTATAATCAAAAGCAACATTTAATCCTTCTAATTGCATTTCAATATGAGAATCACTTCCTAGACCTGTTTCTGCGTCAGATTCTCTAACATCAGTGCACAAAAGCCTAAGTTCACCAGTAGTTCCTGAAAAACCGCTTTTACCTGTCAATATTGCTGGAACTAAAGAATCTCCTAAACCTGCGGTATTAGAAAGTTTAAATGTTGCTGGATGTGTACCAGGTACAGATTCTACATTAATTACTCTTTGTGCAACATCAGGTAAGGAAACAAAATATTCTGTAGACATATTTATGTGGTATTGTTGTCTCTCAGTAAAAACATCAACTAAAACATCTACAACAACACTACCATCTGCGGTTCTACGAGGTAATGGTTTCAAAACAAATTCAGGAGTTGGAGGAGGTACAAGAGGAGAAGTAATATCTGTATAAGCAGTTGGAGTATAATCTATAAAAGTATCAGAATCTACATAAACATTTGAAACATATTCCATTGCACCAACTTGTATTTCATGCTCATCTGTTCTAGTTATATCTGTAACCTTAAATAATTTACCTGCTTTATTAGTATATACATCACCTGTATTTTTCATCTCTCCAAGCATCCATAAATCACCTTTTTTAGGAAATGATGTAACATCATTATTACTGCTAGGACTCCAACCACCAAGAGCTGTAAATGCTTTTGTAGTAGTATTAAAATAATGGGTAACTGATACATTAGCAAAATCAAATCCAAAATTAGTATTTGCATTTGAAGTTATAGTAGGAGTTTCGCCCGAAAATGTTAATTTTGTATTTACAGGTACTTCAAAATCAGCAGAAAAGACTAAAGTATTAGTAGTTCCAGGAAGTACATTCGCAGTTATATCAGTAGTTACTGCATTAGTAGTATAAGATACCGCGTATGTATTATATATAGTTCCTGTTTCAATATTAACATTTACAGAATTATCTGATATCACTCGAGCAACTTCCCCTTTAGCTGTAACAGGATTAGTAACAGTAATATCTTTAGTAGTAGTAGATAAATTATATGCACTATCACTAATTAAATATAAATCAGCTTGATCTGAATCTGCTCTGTATATACGCATAGCAAGATTATAAGTTTTATCTGTGAAAAAAGTAGCATCAAGTGTAGGTTCTGTAAAGTATTCTAATTCTGCCCATTTTTCTCCAGCCCCAACAGCAGAATTAGCTCGGATTCTTCCTCCATAACCAAAACCTAACCCATTCATTTTTTGAGAAACTGAAATAACATCGCCAGGAGCTATATTAATTGCTTCAATACTAGTTGTAAATTGAACTCTACGTCTTAAATATCTAGATGCTGCAATTTGATAATGAGCATACCGCATTGCTTGACTTCTTCGTGTTACGCCTAATAAATCTAATGTTGCCAAATTTTCTAATGCACTCTTATCTCTACCATCATTTCTATCAACAGTATCTACTCTAACGGTCTCACGTTTATAATGGTTAGTAGGCTCAATATAACTTACATCAGCAGCAGTTAATATTTCACTTTCTTTAATTCCTGATATTTGAAATGATCCTTCTTTTATATTAGTTTCATTAAACATAGCTACAGGTAATTCATTTGGCATATCTACTGCTAAAGTAATCTTGCCCATATTATAAACTAAAGCACCTCTAAAAATGGAAGTAATTTGATTTAGAACATCCATAGCCTGTCCTTGATCATGTATCGTTACATCACAAATAAATCTTCTTTCAACAATTTTAGTAGATTCTGAAACTCCAAATTGATTTTCTCTAACTGATGTAAATTTACCTCTTGGTTTATGCCTAAATGAACCATCAGCTAAAGCAGTAACACCTTCAAATTTTCCTGTCGTAGCATTACAAGCATCACAATACATAGCAACCTGATAAAATTTAAATTTATCAATGACATCTTCAGGCATACCTAAACCATATGTACTATTCGTTAATAAATCATATACTATCCATACCGGATTCTGCGTCCAAGAATATACAAAAGTTCCATCCCAAGTACCAACGTATATTGCGGGAGTATCGGCAGTTAATCTTGTATCTGGTCCGGTAAACTGTAAACTATAGCCATTACGTTGATAACAATTAGCATCATTTGTATCTATATCGTCTACTACTTCTAATTCTCTCCAACTAATTTCGCCGGTTTCTAAAATAGGTTGATTATAATTACTTGGAACTTTTACTAATAGTCCTTTTACAAGAGATGTAAAATTAGGCACACCTGCCGTATGTTCATTATGCGCTTTAACAGCATATCCAATATGTGCTGTTCTAGGATAGGCTTGTTTAGTAAACTCAATTTCAGTCCAGCCTTTAATAGCAATATTATCATGAATTTTAGAGGAGTCACTATCATCAGATGTTTTCTTTATGGTAAATCTATAACCATCAGCATCTTTTTTATCGTCAGGAATCAATACAGATACGTCAAATTTAAACATAGTATTTGTTTTCCCAGTAATTTTTCTAATAACTGGATCCATTAAAGATTCAGCACCTGTTGAATTAAATAACTCAATAGAAATCTCTACTTCATGTCCGTGAATATTTCCTCTAGCATCTTGATTAATTAAGCCTCTTAGTTCAAAATTAAATCTAAGCGCATCCCATGCTTTTCCACTAGTAGATTGTAATTCTACTTTAGATTCAGGAATACCTCCAACATTTCCTTTTTTAAGTTTTACAACAGATGTAAAACTTTGAGGAGTTGCAATTTCTTGCCCGAATACGCGTAAAGCTGGTTGTGTAACTGTTCCTGGATTGCTTAAAGTTTTAAATAAATTTGTATTTTCTGAACCATCTCCATCAAGATTGATCATATCATCAATATTACCATCTTGCACTTCAATATCTTGTGGCCCATTAGGATTAATTCTATATACAGGGCCTTCACCAAGACCTGTGGTTAAAAATAGAATATCAGTAGAAAATTTATTATTTGGATCTTCAACGGCCCCACCACCGCCACCACCGCCTTTTCCGCCACCACCACCTTTATTATGAACACGAATATCATTAGCTATATAAGTATGTTGTTGTGAAACGGTAAAATTATAACTATCACCTTTTCCGCCATATTCAATTGACTCAATTGGTGATAATTTACCATCATGGGTAACTACCTGATCTTCTTCAGTAAATTTTCCTGCCTCTAGAAATAAGCCATCTTCAAGAAGTAACCAGTGATTAGGCGTAACAGTAAATTCTCCTACCCAATGTTTAATAGTTAAAAATTCATCATCTTCATGATGATATAATCTATTTACACTGGCAGGGCCGAGATTACCTTTTTTATCAAAAGCTAAAACTAAGTCGCCTAATTCTATATTTTCAATTGGTTTTTTATTACCATCTGCCATAGTAATTTGAGTACCAGCAACGAAACAACCTTTAGAACCCATAATATGAGGAACTTTTTCACCATCATAAACTGTATATTGTTTAATAGCTGTCATAATAATCCTTTAACTATCATCTGTAGGTGTTGGAGTAGCTAATGGTGTAGCATCTGCAACAAAAATAGATTCTATACTTGGAGCATCATTCTGCCCATGCTCAGTACTTAAAATATATCCACTTAAAAATTGACCTGCAACTCTCATTTCTCCATAAGTAATACCTATAGGAGTTCCAGAAGTAGTTGAATTTGTGAGAGATCCAAACATATTATTTTCTGATCGAGTTCCTGAATCTTTAGTAACTTCCATCTGCTGTTGTTTAGGTTTTGAAGTAAATAAAGCACCAACAGCAGAAAGAGCTAAATTACCAAGCATACCTTTCATAAAACTAGGTATACCTGAAAACAAACCACCACCTACACCTGCTCCACCGCCAAATATACTACCCATAGGTCCGTATGCTCCTCCATAACTAATCATACCTGCCGCATCAAAACCACCTACACCCCACATTCCCATTCCTGCAGGACCAGTAGCAACAATTGCCATTACAGCAATAGCAGCAAATAAAAATCCTTTTTTACCGCCTCCACCACATACTACAGGTGCTATGTAAATAGTATCTCCATTTTTTATTTTTTTCATAGGAAAAGATTGAGGTTCAACAACTTTTAAATCTTTATCTAAATAAGCAAAGCTTTCCTGAGATAGTCCGAGTTTAATTTGTCTCATATAATTTGCAAAACGAGTATGCATACTTTGTAGATAAAATTCAATATCATAATAGGAACTTACAGTTACCTGATATTCTAATTCATCAAAATAATCTTTAAAAGTAGGACTAATTTTTATAGTAGCATACATTTAAATAAAGTGATCCTCTCTTAGCTTATCAAATTTAAGCGCGTTTAATTTACTATCCATCCAGTATATATAAAATTGATTATTGAAGCCAACTAAAAATTTATACTGTTGAAATGCAGCACTGATTTTATCATCTTGGCTTGGAATTGGTTTATCACTTCCTGGATGTGAATGAAAAATTCCCCAAATATTATCATATTTAATAAAAGCAGCAGGATCTAAAATAAAATTAAGTGTAGGTTCCGTACTTAAATTATCACATGGTTTATAAATAAAATCATCTAATATTACGCCACAAGCCTCTCTTGGATAATCTTTTAAAGCATGATTATTCATATCTTCTTTTAATTCGGCATACCAATCCATTTAAATATTCCCATAGTATATGTTTTATAATAGCTGCCGTAAGGCGCTATCCAACTTTTTTTATCAATCATTGTTTGTATCATTCTATTATTACCAATATACAAAGCACAATGATTTGTCACATTAGTAACACCAATAGACATCGTTATTACATTAAATTTTTCAGGAGTTTTAACTTTTTCCCATCCAAAAGCAGCAGTACTTCCTCGTTCAAAAGGACGGTCATGTGTTTTAGAATACCAATCCTCATCAACAATATTGCACCAGTCTGCCGTATCATAAGGTATGTCTATATTTAATTGTTCTTTATAAATTAAACGACATAAATTAAAACAATCAATTCCTGTTTTAGGATTATCACCTAAATGAATATAGGGAAGACCTAAATATTTACTATACCAAGGATTTGTGTCTGTAGATTGAGTAGAGTGACTTAACCCACTCGTTACTAATTGATTCATATCTTGATGTACTCCCCTCTTCAAGATGTAACATATGACATGGTTTTAAAAACATACCAAAATGTATTGGTCTTTGAAATCGTTCTGATTTAAATACCATTACATCAAAATCTCGTGCTTCTGTCAAGGAAACTTTTTTACCATATGTTAATGCCCATTCATCAATTTGCTCTAAGCTAATTTTCTTCATCCAATTTCTATTTTTAATATCAGATGGTATAATTTTTTCTATATCATCTATATTTAATTCTTTTTTATAGAAATCATTAATAATAGTTATACAATTAATTTCTAAATAGTTATGATAATATCCTAAGTATTTACTTATATTGTCTCGTACCATTCTTTTAATTCCGGATATACTTCTACAAATGATGTATTATTTAATTCATCTACTTGTTCATTATATTTTTTAAAACGTTTTAATAGAGTATCTTTATTTTCTATATCATTTTTTAAATAAGCTACTGTTCTATCAATATTATCAACTTCTTCCTCAGAAAGAAATAATCTAGAATTACCTCCTACAGATAATTTTTTCTTTAACAATAAAAATTTTCTTTCTATCTTATCTTTAATTTCTTTCGGTAATAATCTACAATCAAGATGTTCTGGAAAGTCTAATACACTTAAAAAAGTACCTATACCTTTTGATTTTAAATATAATATTAATTCTACACTTGTTAATGCACTATATAATGAAATAGTACAACTAACAGTAGAAACATACATTTTAGTAATATTTAGATTTCTCTCAAATATATCCCAATTAAAATTAGTCCTACCATATTCACAATGTTTCTTATAACCATCTATACTAGGCCAGAGTATGATTTTTTCAAATCTATCCCACATCTTAAAAACATTATAATTTTTATATTTTAACGTACTCAAATTTGTATTATAGGTAAGTTCAACATCTGTCTTATCATTATCAATTAACCATTGTAATAGCTTATAATGACTATCCATGGTAAGCGGTTCACCACCAGCAAAATAAAAATATTTTATACTATCTTTTATCGTATATAAATAATCCCAAAATTCATCATTATTAGAATAATAAGTAGAAAGTTCTTTAGGAGCGTTTTTAAATACAGATATTTTATCTGCATCTTTAAACCAAGCAGAAGAGGAATAAGGCCCACAGATTCTACATTTAAAGTTACACTTATTATTAAATCTAAAATCTAGATATATAGGATTAGAAGATAAACTTCCATCTGATCTAGTATATTTTTGTAATACAGAAAACTTACTAAATCGTTTATTTACTTGTTGCCGGTTAGATTCTCCTCCCATTTTTTCTACATCATAACAAAATTTCTGACAGGGAGAAGGTATTTTACTATCTAAAAACTGTAATCTGGTTTTCTTATAATAATCATTATTCCAAATTGAGGCAATAGGATCTTTATGAGTAGCTAATACATCAGATCTATCATGATCATTAGCAGGTATATGACAACATAGTCTATAATCACCTCTAATATCCCCAAATAAATGAATCCAGGGAAGTATGCATCCTTTAACCATTATTGCCTCGGAATTGTTCTACCAGTTGCAGGAAATCCTCCAAAATGTACCTCATTATATCTTAACGAACATGATTGTAAACTCTTACCACAAACATCAAGTCCGCTAGCAGCAGTTACTTCAGAATTATCTGCTGCAAAACCTGTTGTTGGAGCAGTTTGGCTTGTACCAGGTATATTACCGCCTCCCGGTCCTGGGTACTGACATTCTTCACCTTTATATTCCCATTGACAAGTATTTTTGTAAAATTTTCTTTTAGGTAAAACATATTTAAAATATTGCAACCAAGAAGTTAAAGTAAAAGTAGCAAGAGTATCATTTAAACTATCTAGTGAATCAATTTTAAATACATCTTCTAAATATGCTTCTGGATCAGCATCTGTATTTACAATGTATACAGCATCACCACGAGTAGTACCTGTTTCTAGTTCACGATCTAAAAATAAAAATCTATTTTCTTCTATTGCTTGAATTGTTGCTTCTGTATCTCCTTTAGAACTTTTTACGTTATCACCTACACGATAAGGAGAAGTAGTATACATTTCTATTGTATTAGAAAAACTACTTTTAATAACAGAGTATTCAGGCCAAACATCAAGAAAATTAGCAAATGTAGATTTAATTGTTACTACAGCTCCTAGTAAATCACGACTATCTATTTTCTTTTCATCCCAATTAGATAAACCTGCTCTATCTACTGCAAGAACTTCGTCTCTAGACCAAGATACGTTTTCTGAGCCATAAGTACCAATAGCTGTACTATTTGCCTTATATCTAGCATTATCAGAAGATCTTATATTATGTAATATATTTGCTGCAAGATTAGCAGTTGATTTACCAGAACTTTCATAATTAGGAAAACCAGACCAGTCACTAATTTCTTGAGGATTCATATTTATAGTTCTAGGATCAATACCATTTACATATTCCCCATTTACAATAGCCATAGCAGAATTATTTTTATTATTACCTGCTAAAAATGGATCTTCTATTAAAGCAGATATAATATTCTCAAAATTAAATATATTTACAGTAAGTTCATTAATCTCTCCATCAGATTGTTGATCAAATGCAGAAATATTTATAGGATAAGGTTTATAAGTACCTCCATCAAAAGTTACATTATAGTTTATATCTGATATAATATCTCCATTTATTTCTGCTATTCTAAAAGGAAAATTATGAGGCCATGCTAATCCAGAACCTTGACCACCTGGATTACCTGTTGCTTTTGGAGGATACCATTCACCGGGATAATAAATATCAATTAATCTTACTATTGGATTCTGTGTAAATGCATTTTTTTCTGCTATATAAGGTGAATTTTCTATCTCAAGAATTACATTACCACTAGCAATAGTATCGTTACTTACCCATACAGCAGGTTCAAATGCTGTTGATTTTAAATTAGCAGTAGCAACACGAACTGTATAATTAGCGTCTTGAGTTAAACTAGAATATTTAAAAACAATAGCATTAGATGCCATTCCCTCAATATCAAATACTGATTGAGAATTTAATTGAACTCTAGAACCAAAAGAAGCAAATTGATTAGCGCCGGTATCTAAATCACCAGACCATATATATTCATCAGAATGAATATGAGTATTATTAAATAATACAGTAATTTCATTTTTATTATTAGCAGGTATCGGTAAAATAAGAGCATTAGCTGTAGTAACTTCTGAACCGCCAACAGTATTACCATCAGTTCTCATAGCCGCCATTGCTGCTGTAAGATTTTGATTTAATTCTGCATAATTTAAATTATCAATTGTAACTGATGTTACATTATGTGTTAAACTTGTGACTTTAAAATCTACATTTAAAACTCTTGTAGTAGCTGCATTAGCATGAAAATATTCGTCTTTTCGAAATTTCATTAAAGTATTACTTAATTTTACTTTAATAGTATTAGCACTTAAATCAATATTGGCAATAGTACCAGAAGCAGCAGAACTATTTCCAGTAATAACATTGCCAGCACTTAAAGAACCTACATGTACAGGTGAATTAGAATTAAACTTTAAAATTAAATCATAATTTCTAGCAGTCATTAATCGAAAACCTCTTGAAGAGAAAAGGAAACTGTATAAAAATTATCTAACAAAGTTGTTCCAGTAGATAAAGTTTGTGTGATATTGAGTGGACCCTCAAATCTAGTATATAGTGTACCAGAATCATTAAGATGTGACAAGTCAAAAGTGAAAGACTCAAAACTTCCACTTCTAGCTTTATAAAAATCCTGAATAGCTGTTTTTTCTATACCCGTAATATTACTATAAGTAAGTTTATAAGATCTTTTTGAACGTCTTGAGTTTAATCTGCGCTTTTCATAACCTGCTTGACTAGTAAAAGTAGCTACTGAAAATGTTTCATCGGTTGCAAAACCTTTATCGGGTTTTCTATCTGCCATAGAATTAAATCTATCTAAAGTAGTAGCAGTCATTCCAAAAGTACGAATACTTAAATTATCACTTTTATCTACTGATCCAAGTGCTCCACCTCCAATAACCGTAGGTTCAGTATTAGCAGGTTGAATTGTTGCTGAATTATATTTTAAACTTTTAGACATACGAAGAGCATCAATATGTCCATTAAAATCTTGCGCTAATACATTTGCATTTCCAATTTGAAGAGGAGCATTTACCATTACCGCATGGTTAGATACCGTAAGTGAACTAGTAGCAACTCGTACATTATTAACAAAAAGAGCTAAAACAGAATCAGCATGATTATAAGAGACAGCAACATGAGAAAATACTTCACCATTAGCGTTACCACCAGTAACATTACTAAAAACGCCTCCTTGCATATATGAAAAGGAAATATTTGAATCTGTATGTAAAGCTAAACGATAAAAATTATTTACATCTTTTGTTCTAGATAAAATCGTTGAATTAGCAGTAAAGTCACCAGCCGCAGGTCTTACAAAACATTCTAAAGTATAATTATCATCAGAAAAGTCAAAGTCATTACTAGCCGCAATATTAACTGCATCATTAGTACCGTCTAGTAAAAGAGATGCCGTACCAAATTGTTTATAAGAAGTATCTAATTGAGCATTTTCCTCAAAATCTAAAGTATGTGCAGAAGGACTTTCATCATTATTTGCAGGTGTAGTTCCATCTGCTCCATTAAAGTTACATAAAAGTTTAGTGGCTGTATTATCACCGATATCAATACCTTCAGTACCTAAAGCAACACTAGGATAAGTAAAAGCATCTGTATCTTGAAAGACACCACCAATATATACAAAAATTTCAGAAGCAGCAGAAACATTATGACCTGCAGGAAGTGCAAAAGACTCCTGATTAGAATTAATCATATAAGTATTACTATTTATTGTAGTTACACTATTACCATAATTTACGCCAACAGAATCTTCAATTTCTCTATTGAGTAAATACTTAGTAGGAACTGAAATATTTTTAATTATCAAAGATGTTGAAGGATTAGGTGCTTGAATAAAAGTGATACTTTCACCCCCACCATCTAATGTATAAATAGAAGTAGCTTGAGTAATTCCATCAACTATCGCTAATACTTCTGACCTAGATGTAACTACAGAAGGTAATGCAAAATTTGTTGTACCAGTAGAAACACTAGTATAAGTTATACTTGAAACTACAGGAAAAGTTTCAGGAGCTACTGTTGCATCACTAGGATATGTTGCCATTAGGATGAACCTCCTGCTCTTAATGATTTGCGAATCGGTCCATTATTACGAAGATCACTAGTAACAATTTCTACAACCATTTTATTAACGTCAATTTGTGGTTTAACATTTGCTTGAGCATCTTTTGGTGCACCTTGATTATTAACAACAACCTCAATATTAGGTGTTAAACCTTTTCCTGTCCCATTCATCGCATGTAGCGCAGGACCGCCAATAGCTTTTGCCATTGGTTTACGAATTACAAATTCACCTGGCTCAAGCATTGCAGGTACACGATCTCGCATCATACCCCCGCCTGCCATATGTCTTACAGGACCGCCACTAGTAAAAATACCGGCGAAAAAACTATCAAGTGCAGGTGTAATAAACTTTTCAGTAACCTTTTTCTGCAAGCTACTGATAATACTTTGCATAAAACTATTAAAAGCACTTTTAGCAGAATCAAGTACACCTTTTCCTTGTGCTACGTCATTAAAGAAAGAGTTAAATGCATTTGATAATTCACCACTAAACATTCGACTTACATCATTACCAAATTGCTTTGTATAATTATATTGATCATCAACTGCTTGTAAAGCGACATCTCGAGTTTTAATAGCCGCCGCTTCTTCTTCACTAAGTTTTTGTAGAACAATACCGTGTCTTGCTGCTATAGACGCTTTTTCTTTTTCAATATTTGCTAACTTTTCATCTGTTAATTTAGTTACATTATTTAACTCATCAAAAGTATTATTAAACCTCATTTGAGCCATATCATTTTCAATTCTAGCTTTCTCTGCATCTAAGTCTCGAATTTTTTGCATACTTTCTATACGCGCATTAAGATCTGCTAATTTAGCGGTTGCAACCCCTTCTACACCTGCTCTCTGCTCTGCAGCAACATTTTTTCCTAGTCCTTCACCTGTTTTAATAGCACTTTCCAAATCACTAAAGTCAGCTCTTTGAGTTTTCATAGTATCGCCAAAATCTATATCATAACCTAACAATGCTTCAATTGCTTTAACAAATTGAGTTTCTCCACCTACTGCTTCAACAAATCGATCAACAACTAGTTGTCTAGCTTTTAACGCTTCTAGTTCTGCTCTTTGTTGGGTTACTGCAAACTCGCGCATTTTTTCATCTGCACCAATCTTTGTTAATTGTTGTTCTTTTTCTGCTTCAACAATTTTTTTCTGTTGCGCAAGTCTTGCTATTTCTTGACCACGTTCTAATCGTTGTTGTGCTTGTTCTGCTTCTCGTAATTTTTGTTCTTGATTAAACATTGTTGTTTCTCGTTCAAGCATTTTTATAGCATTATCTTGTTCTCTTTGGATATCTTGACGTTTTCTATCCAGAACAAGTAATTGATTAGCATAATCTTCTTTAGCTAATCTACGTTTTTCCGCTATAACTTCCATCTCTAAAACAAAGTTCATATTTATAAGTTTTTCTTGTTGTGCTCTAACCTCCTCATGTGTAAATAGTCCTGGAAATCTATCCATTTCAGTCATTTTTGCTTCTTCACGACCAATGCCTGCTTTTCTTTGATTTAGTTGTTGCTGTGCTGCAAATCTACCTTGAAGAGAAACAACCTCACGATCAAGGTCAATACCCTCTCTCTGAATATCAATCATTTTCTGTCTAAAATCTAACTGATTTTTAAGAGCAGTAGTTTGTTCTTTAAATACTCCTATTTTCGCTTTTTCTATATCAAATCCAGCTTTAGTTAGTTTATTAGCAGTTTCTTGAGTAGTACGCATTTCTGTGAGTCTTTCTCTTGCTTCTTGAACTGCTCTAGCTTTTTGTAATAAATCAATTTGATTTTGTAATGCAAGATTTTGTTTTTCTGCTGCTTTTGTAGCTTTTTCAGTATCTTGAGCAATTTTAAATACTTCACCACCTATTGACTTTAAAGCTGCAGTTCTATTAGCAAGAAGTTGTACCTGCTCAGAGTTTAAAGTTTTTGTTTTTTCTTCACCACTATTAATTCTTCTTTGAAGTTCTAATGCTTCTTTAACTTGAAGAGTTCGTGTAGACTCAATTTTAACAAGTTCTCCAGATTCAGTCATCATTTGTTTAGCAAATCCTGCTTGAGTCCTTAAGAAATTAGCTTGATTTTCTGCAATTTCATTAGCGTCTTTTGCAATACCATTCATACCTACTAGACCTTTTGATACTGCCTCATCAAGTGCTTTCATAGAGCCACCAAATACATCTCTAATAGCTTTACCTTGGGCTTCTAGCTGTTTTAACGTTCTTACCTGTTCATTAAGTATATCAATACGTTTTTCTTCTTTACTAGTATCAGATGCTATAAAATTACCATCGTCATCATAAGTTCCACTTTTTTGTAATTTATCTAGCTCTCTTCTAGCACCAACTAATTTCTTAGATAAACTTTCAGCATTAGCAGAACCTCTATCAAAAGAACTTGCAGCATCATCTAATGTATTAGTTACTAGAACTAAACTAGTTAAAGTTTTTTTAGATTCTTTATCTAAATCTTTAAACTTACTATTAGTATCATTAATAGCAATACCATATCTCTCAAAGTTCATAGTACCATCTTCTAAAACTACGCCTTGTCTCTCAAATATATCTGCTACTTTATCAGAACCTAAGCCTAGTTCTCTAGATATAGCACCAACACCTTCATAACTAAAACCTACTTTATCAATAGATGCAGAAAGAAATTCAAGAATAGCTATTCTTCTTAGATATCCCTCATCTTGTTTTGTATTTTCTCTTTCTATTTCTTTCTGAATTAATGCTTGTCTTTTTGCTATATCAATTCGAGCTTCCTCTCTCTCAGCGGACAGAGCTAAAGGATCGCCTCTTTCTGGAGCACGACCTCCTTGTAATCCTGAACCTATCACCGCAAGCCATTTAAAAGAGCCAGTAGCCGACTTATTTACCTTTAAAATAGTATCATTAATATTTTTTAACTCGTCATCCGTAGCTCCTAAACCTTTTAGTTGTTTTTCTAATGCAGCCGCGCCTCCAGCTGCAGCAGCAACAGCTCCTGTCATTCCTGCTGTTAGATTTTTAAATTCTTGAGATAAGTCTACAAAAAGTCCTTTTATTTTATCGAGAAGATTTGTATCAAAAAGCGTATCTACAAGAGTAATTATAGCAAAACCTGCAAAAACAAGATTTACAGCTGCTCCAAGAACCCTAAAAGCAATTGCAGCGCCTCGAACCGCTTTTCCAAGTCCTTCTGAAAATGCAATTGCACCTTTTGTTTTTACATTAAAACCTTCGATTTGTTTTTCTAATTTAGCTGCCTCAGCATTAAGAGCCTTAGCAGATACAGTGTTTGAATTAAACTGTTTAGCTTGCTCTCTTAAAGCATTAGCAGTTTCTTTGAGAGCCACAGGATCAGCAATAGCACCACTTTGTAAAGCTGCTTTTGCTCCTTGAAATCTAGCTAATTGAGCCGGATCTTGGCTTGCGCCTACCCTTGCTCTAACACCTTTTAAACCTCCTCCAGCAGACATTGTTTGTGATGCAGATGCTTGCATTTTCTTAACTGATTCTGCTGATATTTCTGAAGTTCTAGCTATCTTTTTCGCAAAATCATCTAAGTCACCTATAGATCTTTTTGCAAAACCACCAATAAGTTGAGTTGCTTTACCAAACACTAGTTTCAAAACACCAAAAAATGCT